GTCTAGCCTACAAGCTGATTTACTCCGATAAAACGGGGTCTCTCAGACGCGAAACCTCGCGTGGTGCATCTTTGCCCACCGAGCTCCTCATTAAACATGAGGATTACGTTGATTCGAAGACGAAAGTCTCCGGGAAACGTACGCTCGTTCGGATTGACTACTATATGACTATGACAGATGGAGTTATCCGCCCTGTCTCCCTGTACAGCGTTCTTGCTGCTCCTGGAGACCCGCTGGTTACGGCTGCCATTGTTACCTCTATCGAGGCAATGCTGGTCAACCTGCTCCATGGAACTACTAATACCTCTGGTCTTGATCTCGAAACCGAGATCTTGTCCAACAAGGAACAGTAATTCTATGTCGTCGTAAGATAAAACTCGGAGTATATACTCCTAGGTATCTTGCAACCATATGGCGTAAGCCATATGACTTGCTGATATCTCGATTAGTAACGTTAGTTATATAACATACAATACCATGAAAGATGTAAGCAAGAACAGTATGATAGAGCAATACTCAAACTTCATCAAATGTTTCAAAACAAATGATGATTGCCTAACAGATTATTCCAGCGCTGCAAAGCGCCTGATTGGTCTGGATGGCATGTATGAGATCGCTCGAACGTACGGAGTTACGGGTCTCAACGGCCACCTAGTAGTAATCGCATTCGAGAAAATACTCGATAGCGGTGCAGGCTCCAACCAGAAATGGTGGGAGATTGCCTACATGGTAGCTGTTGTTAAGTCAGGAGAACGGTCATCCCCTCAAGGGATTCCCGTTATAACTACCTCATTCGTGTGCGTTGATAGTATAAGGCCCCATTCTCAGCTCTGGAAAGAGATGAGTTATGGTTCCTGTGCTATTAATGAGCGCGAGTGGGTATTAAGCAAAGCCACTTCAAGGGTATACGATGACCTTAACGGCCTCGTCCTCCCGGGAAATGGTTACGCAATGTTGCAGTCAGGCAGGGCATAAGCTCTATGAGTACATATGTTATCACAGTCTACTCACGCCTGATAGCGGACATATGTGAGTTATCGAAGGTGCCGATTGGCGCTCCCGATGACATCGCGTATGATTGGATCCTTATTGAAGGACCCAAGCTAGATAGAGCACTGCTCCACTACATTGAAGGAACGGGCGACCAGCCCGTCTTCCCCGAATGGTTAAATCCATTATGGGAAGTCTTTGTTTCATCATTTGATCCAAAGTACCTTCAGTGGCTAAGGCAGTGTCTTCTATTCTGCTATAAAATCGAGACAAAACCAAGTAATGAACAACTCAAGTCCGCGCAAGCGGAGTTTGAAAATACTGAAGCCGGGGTGGCTATCTGGGATTCTCACTTCGAGAATCTCAAGTACTGCCCCATGTTTGCAACAGCACGACAAAGAGTCGGCAAATGTATATACAAAGCCGACTGGTGTTCTATCTATCCTCAGCATGGTCCTGGCGGGAGTTATCCTGCAAGGTTGCCAAGGCTTAAGGGTAGTTTTGGAACCGTCTACAGATCCATCGAAGCCAAATACGGGTACGCTGACTATCTCTGTGCCATCCCCAGTTCTTACTGGGAAGAGTACTTCAGATGTCAACAAGCCCAAATAAGGTCTCGTGATACTATAGAGTGTCACCTAGTTGCTGTCCCTAAAGACTCTAGGGGTCCACGCTTAATCTGCGTGCACCCTGTCGAGGCTATATGGATACAACAAGGATGCCGAAAGGTGTTAGAACGATGCATCGAGGACCCCCGATCGCCTGTCTCAGGGAAGATAAACTTCTCTGATCAGTCGGTCAACGGATCCTTAGCGCTACGTTCTTCTTCCGATCGGGAGTTCACTACTCTCGATTTGAAGGAAGCCTCGGACAGGATTAGTTGTCATTTAGTACGTTACCTTTTTGGTGACTATGCTTATGACTATATATCCTGTTCTCGGGCCTCGCATGTTAAGTTACTAGACGATCGTGTCATAGAGTTACGGAAATGGGCTCCCATGGGGAACGCACTAACGTTTCCAGTACAGAGTCTAGTGTTCCAGAGCCTGGTTTGGTCTGGCATACGGTGTCGCTACGGTATCGACTGCAGTGACATCTATGTCTTCGGAGATGACATCATCTTCCCTACGAAATACTACGATGGTGCCTTAAACGCACTTGTTCGCGCTGGGCTTATACCCAATGTTAGCAAGACGTTCAGGCATGGATTCTTTCGAGAATCCTGTGGTGTGGATGCCTATCGTGGCATCAATGTTACACCTCGTAGACTACGTAAGGTAGACGCATCATCCGTTTCCGGCGCACTGTCCGTTTGTTCCCTTGCTAAAAGCTTGGGAATTAGCGGTTATCGCCGTGCCTCTGACATGATGTACCGGAGTGTCGAAGAGCATTGGGGACAATTGCCTTTAAGCAATAATCCTAACGCTCAGGGACTATACCGATATATGAACTGTGGTTTGATTGATCTCCTCAAATATGAGCCATCGATTAGATTTAATCGAGAAACTCATAAATGGGAGACCGCAAGCCGCCTGGTTGTAGCAAGAATAGATTCAAGCTATAATGATGCCTGGTGGCATCTCCAGGAGTCGCTGCTCCGCCTACACCTTAAAGGTGAAAGCGAAGTAGCAACCAGAGGCC